CTGATCCTGGCATACCGCTTCCAAAACCCGAAGAACCACCTCTTACACCAGAACCACCATAGCCACCTCCCCGGCCGGTGCCACCAATTCCCTCCACCGGCCCCTCAAATCGGATCACATTAGCCTTAAGCACGATGTCTTGTTTGGCTTCCACGGCCACACTTTGCGGAGATGAACTTAGGCTTCCACCACTTGTACTCCGGTTTCTTAGGCGATCTCTTTCTTCTCCCGCATTAGCCGATCCAATTCCAAAAAGTTCATTCCAAGAGGATTTTTGTCCCCCACCCGATGATGGTGGTTTAATTTCATGATTCCAAGGCGAGCCATAAGGCATAGGTGGTCCACCACTTCCCCCGAGAAGACGCTTTGCCGCGTCCATTCCACTTCCGCCAAACCCATGACCGGTTACGGCGTTCTTGCTTCCATAGATCGCCGCCCCCAACATAGCCGCTAAAGGAAGAGCCGCAATGGCGGTTGAAAATGCGGAGCCTAGAGCAGGAATCAACATCTTTGAAAGTGATGCGATACCTTTGGCTTCTAAAAGATCTGTGAGAACGCTTTTGTTGCCACCACCACCCCCGCCAAAGGACGGTCCGCCGCTATTAAATCCGGCCCCCGAGATCGAACTCTTCCCGCCGCCTCGACTTGCAAACTTTTGAGCATCCAAAACATCATAGATATTTCCAAGAAGCGTGTTCGTCTTATCGGCCTTATCCGAAAGTCCATTGAATGAATCCGAAAGAGAAGTGATTCCCTTTCTTATTCCTTCAGTTGAAGTGAAAATCTTTCCTTCGGCTTGAATGATGCTATCAAGACCAGCTGTGATAGCCTTGGTGGAAAGATCGATGGCCTGAATAACACCATCTCCGCCGCCACCATTTCCCCCTCGAACCGCGCTTACTCTTGGTGCGGCCGAAGCACGCGGGGATGAGGTTGAACCGCTTTTCCCACCTTGTAAATCTCTTTGAATGCCTTTGGTATCGATCCCGGTGGCACTCGTTATACCATGATGAAGGGCTTCATTAATTCTACTACCGAGACCATATCCAAGCTTCTCACCCATGGATTGCTCTTCGGCCTTTTCTCTAAGACCGGTAGGAGCTTTAGGCGCATTCTTTTTTCGATTGCGAATCGCATCGCCAAGATATCCTCCTTGGCTAAAAAAGTCAGAAGCTTTCTGTTTACCTTCGTCTTCGTCTCTTATCACTTTATGACCTTATTATATTTTATTATATTTTCTCTCCAATGCATTGGTTGTAAATTTGTAAAATGAACTGCTTCCAAAAATTGTTCCCTGTCCGTTAAATCGAATTTAGAAAGCGGTTTTATATGGTCTATATGCCATCCATATTGACCATAATTATCCCATGTCATCCAAGGTTCAAATTGAGATTCTAAATGAATCTTTAATTTATCAATAGAACAACCTAGATCACGAACGGCTGAACCTTTCTTAGTATTATTTTTTATTATTCTTCCAAGACGATTTCTAAGATTTATTCGTATTTTAAAATTTATATCAATTTTTTTTCTATTTTTTTGGTATTCTCTCTTAGATTCTCTATAATGTTCTTTATTTTGTTCTCGATAAATGCTTTCCTGTTTTTTAATATAATCTTTATTCTGTTCCCGATATTCCTTTGTATATTTTTTAATAGTTTCTTTATTTCGTTTCTTATAATCCTTAGAACATTCTTTAATATGTTCTTTGTTTTTCTCACGATAACCATTTATATATTTTTTATTTTGTTCTTTATAAATTTTTCTATATTCTTTTCTACATTCTATACATACTCTGGTATCAACATTTCTTTTAGATAGATGACCATGTTTACAAGGTTTCCCTGTAAAATACTTAGATAATCCTTGTCTTTTGGCGTCTTGCCTAGAAATTATCAAGTTAAACGCCACCCATATTCGTGAACTGATTGGAATAAGCCTGTGCGAAAGTATTTTGAACCCAAAGCTCGATTTCAAGAAAATTCAATTGCATTTGGATTTGGGTAGGGGCTTGCGTTCCGGCATAAAAAGATGGAACGCCACCTGCCGCATAATTAACGGTCATGTTCTCAAGAACACAGAATTTGAATTGGTAGGTTTCGGCTGTTGCGGGGATGATGACCGGTTTAAAGATATTTGGATATTGAAAAAACGACGGCCCCCCAAATGACGTCATGGAAGGAAGCTGGTTATATTTTAAGGTGTTTATGATAAGTTGTAGACGAACGCTCTCTTGCGCCGATTGTGGGGAAAACTGCCACGCAAATGAATGGTGCTTAAAGGTTGGAGATTGGAGCATCACGGTTAAGAAGGGGTTCAGCGCAACCCCGTAATATTGGGCAATTGCGGACCCTGCTTGATTGACCAATTCATTTCCCGCATCGGTCAAAGCGGCAACTCCGATACCCGCAAGATCTTGTCCCGCTCCCGCAGCCACACCAGGGGCCAAGGCATTCAAAGCGGCTCCTACAAGGGCGTTGTTCTCGGCTTGGTTATAAGCAACCGTTTGAGAATCAATAAGACCGGCCGGAAGAGGAAGACAAATCATTTGAGTTCCCTTCAATTGAAGGGGAGACGTGATCGCGGGTCGGCTATAATTTTGGATAAACAAGGCCATAAAATATTTCGGCATATCAAACGGATAAGACAAAATCACCGGAGAGTTATTACCCACTAAAATTCTATTCGGATCATTAGGTGTGGGGGTTACAGGCGTATTTTGCGCCGCCGTTAAAAGCGGCCCATAAAAAGAACCGGGGGTATTACTTGAGGTATTTTGAGACGCGGCCGTGCAAGCTGCGGCCGTTAAAGTGGTTAAGGTTGCTGAAATAGATTATACCTCCATGTTTTTATTATTTATTTCTTAATCCCAAGCTCCGTCTCGGTAAAGATTCTAAATTCCATCCCATGCATCACGCAATAAGCCTGCGCCGCTGCCCACTTAGCAGAATTCTTACCATACTCCATAACTTTGTTCTGATAGCTTTCTGTAAGCTTCTTAGGCCGTTTGGGAGGCATCGTTTGGGATAGGGGTTTGACCTCGATCATGACCTTACGACCGTTCGTAAAGCATACGGTTACGTCAGGGAAATATCTGTGATTGCGATTATCAACCGGTGATCGATACCATATGACGGTCTCTTCAGATGACCACCATTGCACGGGATTGGATTCATTATCGAGCCATAGAAATAGTTTACATTCCCAACTTGACCTATAAACCACGTTATTAGGATTACCTTTATAACGGGATGGATTTCTAAGACGGAATGGGCCTTGTTTTAGACCGTGTTTTTTGGACATCTAATATTTAATGATTTTGGAGCGGGTGGGGGTAATCGAAACCCCGTCTGGGCGTTGGAAGCGCCTCGCTCTACCACTGAGCTACACCCGCATTAAAATTGGCAGACACAATGAAAATGCCTGCCAATTTGTTTTTTTATCTAATGGGCTTGAAAAACATGTACCCAATTTACCAAGGTAGAGATATTTACCGTCTGTGGCGGATGAGATTGTGCGCCTATTAGAAATGCGACATTTTGTCGCAGTGAGCAATTTTGCTCATTCGCAATTTTACCAATGAGCCACTATGTGAGGTACTACACATAAGGATTTCTCAAACCCAATCAAATATTTAGGATTGGAACCATTCCTTCATACAAGCGTTGTATGAAGGGCACCATAACAAGGAAAAATCAATGTCCACCATTATGAAATATATCGAAGCCGAAGAAACTAGGCTCGCAAAGAGAACACAAACAAACAATAACGAATGGGCCAAGCTTCAAGAAATCAGAAAAATCATGGCAGACGGTGACGGAAGGCGCAAAGTGGCCGTCATGCGTATGTTCCCTCCTCTCTCCAAAAAAACCCCCCGCACCAAAGATACCATCGTCAAAATCATCAGCGGCTCTCCTATTCCTATGTCTGCCAAAAGGATCTATGAAACAGCGGGTGCGCTGGGTGTTCCTTTAATGATGCCGAGCATCCATTCAATCCTTTCGAGACTAAACAGGGATGGCGTTGTCTCGCTTGCCAACCATCAATATGAGATGGTCAGTCTCCTAAAGAATGTCGATATTCCTAGTCTTTAGGCAAACAATCCCATACGATAGCGGCCGGTATTGGTAATGCTGGTCCTGGAGCCGGTCGCAAGATCGTGCTCCATTTTTTTGCCTGACTTTCCACCATGTTCTGAATTTGTTGGCCAGAATATTTACACAGCGCCACATTATCGAAATCGAGCGTGGTAGGAAAGGGGCCTTGGCTAGACCAAAAAAGTATGAACAAAAAATAATGATGCATCTCTCACTTCCACCACCATAAGAAAAATCGTCTTATCATGTATGTTCTTACATAACTCAAAAATAAAAGGATTGCACCCATCCAAAGGGCGGCATGAAAGGGAACATCAAATAAATACAAAATACTTTGCCCCAAAAGGAATCCTGTAATATTCTGAACCGTACTTTCAATATGAGCCTTCCAATTGTTGTTCATTCATAGCCTTTTAATATGCCTTGCCGAAAGAATAATGAGCCATCGTTCATAAAGAATCTCTTTTGAGATAGTCATTGAAATATCCCAGGCATCCCCAAACTTCCTATTAAGAAGCTTCGGATGGCATATAATCTTTTTCATAAGATCATATACCGGTGTCATTTCACTCAATCTTAAACACCTTCAAATTTAGAGGTATCTACTCTTTTTCCCGAACGGAGCGCAACCGGAGAAGCATCTTCGGTGTCTTCGCCTTCTTGTGGGATGTCATAGAGCAAAAATTGTAGACGGTTGATCCCGAGCTTGAACTTTTTGAAGACGCCCATATCTGCCAATCGGTTCTTGATTTGCTTGACCATGATTTGGCCTTTTTCAATCATCTCTTCGTTGCATACCAAGGCAAGCATTACATCGGCCGTGGCGGCAATCCCGAAGGACTCCGCAACATCGCTCATCTCTGGGTCCGAACTTGTAGACCCGGCTCTATTAGATTGAGTGGCCGTCACCACCGGAAGATCGAATTCTACCGCAAGACCACGTATCTCTTCCGCAATTGTTTTCACATAAGAGTACATTTGCATCTGTCCGCCGCCCTTGATCCGGGTAGAACAACAAATATTTAGATAATCGATATAGATGATATCCGGTATGAAATTCTTCTTGATCCTTAACTCATTAAGAAGGTGCCTAAAGTGGCCCGAGCCAGCACCTCCCGTGGGATATTCCTTTATTATAAGTTTTCCCTTGGTCTTCTTTTGAAGCTTTTGAATAAAGCCACCAAACCAAGTCTTCTCAATCTGCGCAATCTCATCGATTGGCCGTCTCAAGAGATTAGCGTCAATCCGCTTTGCGACGTTTTCTTCGGATAGCTCCATAGTAATATAGAGCACGTTCTTGCCGTCTTGAAGGTTGGCAGCGGCCATATGAGCCATGAACAAGGACTTGCCAACGTAGGGGCCTGCCATGAGCACCGTGAGGCTCTTATTCGGTAAGCCTCCTCCGGTGATCTTGTTCATAAGTTCGAGATCGAACGGAACCCGGCTCACATCCGAATGATAGAAATCGAAACGCTTTTCCCAATCTTCCAACTGATCATGGCCAACATTTACGTCAAAAGAGACCGCCAGAGCATCGGAGAGAAGCTTCGGGATCGATCCGCGCGAGATAGACTCTTTCTTGTTATTCACAATTTCAATAGCGTCCATCAAAGCCAAAAACAAAGCCTTGTCCTTACAGAAGCTTTCGGTCTGGTCTAGGAGCCATTCGTTGCTTTGGTTCGCGTCAACCGCGAGACCTGTTATTATTTCTTTTGCCTCGGAAAAACTCTTGTCGTCAATACTCTCATAAGAGTCCAAATCAACACATAGAGTATCCAAGGTAGGAAGGCGGTTATATTTTTCAAAATATTTGTTAATGATGTCAAAGAGAATTCTCTCGGTCTTGCTTTGGAAGTATTCCGGTTTGATGTAAGGAGCAACCTTTCTAACGTAGGATTCATTAT